CATCTGACGTAATTTATTCATACAGAAAGTTTTGTGATAAATTAACTAAAGAACAATCAAGTAAGTGTCTTTTATTAATGAAAACAAATCAAGTAGATAATAATGGTACTGATTTAGGTGCTGTGGTTGATACATTATGTAAGGATTATGATGTTAAAATTTTTGAAAATAAAATAGAACAAGAGACGTTAAATGAACTGTATAATATTTCTGATTGTACAATAAACATTGCAAATAATGAAGGGTTTGGTTTAGCTACTGCTGAAAGTTTAATGTCAGGAACACCAATCATTGTTAGTGTCACCGGTGGACTACAGGATCAATGTGGTTTTAAACATACCGCAGATGATTATATTGAGATTGGAACTTTACATAAATCTAAAGATTCTTTATCGGGTGAATGGGTTGTACCTGTTTGGCCAGCAGCAATTAATTTAAATGGTTCACCGATAACTCCATATATATTCGACGATAGAGTGAATGATGATGAAGTTGCAGATGCTATCATGGAAGTTTATAATTGGGGTCGTGAAGAGAGAAAAGAAAGAGGTAAAAAAGGTAGAGGATGGGCAATTGAAAATCTATCATCGAAAATCATGTGTGATAAAATGTCCGAGGGTATTGAAACAACGTTAAAAAACTATAAACCAAAAGAAAGATTTAATTTATATAAAGTAATATGAGTAAACCAATAATTTTATTTAGAGGACCAGTTAAAACAAGAAGTGGTTATGGTGCACATTCAAGAGATTTACTGTGGGCATTAAAAGAAATAGATTTGTTTGATATTAAAATAGATAGTTGTTTATGGGGGTCAACACCATTAACCGCATTGGAGGATGGTAATGAGTTTCATGAATGGATTGAAGAGAATACCGTTACACAATTTAATGGTCTTCCCGAAATTTACATTCAAGTAACTGTACCAAATGAATTTAAAAGACTTGGTAAATTTAATATAGGTGTAACTGCGGGTATCGAAACAACGGTCGCACCAAAAGATTGGATTGACGGTTGTAATGTAATGGATATGATTATTACAACATCAAATTTTTCAAAAGAGGTTTTATTATCAACTGTTTATAATGAAAATGATAAAAACACAAATAGATTAATTAAACAACATAGAATTGATAAACCTATTAATGTTTTATTTGAAGGTGTAGATAAAAAAATTTATAACAATAATGTAAATGATACTTTTAAATTAGATATTGAAGAGGATTTCGCTTATCTTTTTGTAGGTCACTGGTTAAAAGGAAGTATTGGTCAAGATAGAAAAGATGTTGGTATGTTAATTAAGTGTTTTGCTAATTCTTTTAAAGATGAAATAGATAAACCGGCTTTAATATTAAAAACATCTTCAGCATCATTCTCGGTTAAAGAACGTGAAAATTTAATCAATAGGATTCAAAAAATAGTTGGTGACGATAAAGTACCGGTATATCTTTTATTTGGTGATTTAAAGGATGAAGAGATGAATAATTTATATAACCACCCAAAGGTAAAGGCAATGGTTTCCATAACTAAAGGAGAAGGTTTTGGTAGACCTCTATTAGAATTTACAATGACAGGTAAACCTGTGATTGCATCTAATTGGTCAGGTCACAAAGATTTTTTACCGATGGATTATGCCGCAATGATTGGTGGTAAATTAACTGATGTGGATGTAAGTGCACAGGACAATTTTATAATAAAGGATTCAAAATGGTTTACTGCAAATTACGATGAATTTATTCATGTATTAAAATTAGTCAAATCAAACTATGATGAGTTTTTGATTAAGTCTGAAAAATTAAGAATTATGAATTCAGAAAAATTTACATTAGATAAAATGAAAGAACTTTTAAAATCTTATATGGAACCACATTCAATTATTTCAAAACAAATTAATTTGATGTTACCTAAATTAAATAAAATTAAATAATATGCCAAGGAAAAAAAAGACATCAACTAAGGTTGAACTTGAAAACACCATTCAATATTTTAGTCCATGTGAATGGGTAGTACAATTTGACAACGACGAACCAGTTGTCTTTACCGAGGCGGATGAAAACTCAACGAACAAAGAAGTTGTAATCACATTAGGTAATAATAGTAATTCATATATAAAATTTACAGATCCAAACACAGGTAAGTTTTTTAAATTATTTGCTAGAGAAAAACTATCATGAAAAAATTTATATTTTTTGAGGGAATAGTTGAAGATACCTATATGTTTAATAACATAGATACTGTTAACGTTGCTGGTGGTGTAAGGAGATTAAGGGCAATGTGGACTCGTGAGGCGAATGAAGATTTAAATCAACATCATGGAATTGACGCTGAAGCTGAACTAACAAGAATAATGTCAGAAGAAATTGCGAGAGGTATTGATGAAGATGTAATAAGAACAATAACAAGAAGAATAAATGGTGGCGATAATCATGGTATTGATTATCTTAATCATTGGTTAAGAATAGGAGACAATATAGCATGAAATGTGACAGGCATATTTGGGACACAGATGACATAGAATGGTGTTGGAGGTGTGAAGAATTGACAGCAAATGAATATAAAAAAAATCTTAAAAAAACTATGAAGATACTTGTAACTGGTGGTGCAGGGTTTATTGGTTCGAGTTTAATTAAGCTTTTAATTAAAGAAGGATATATTGTTCATTCATTAGACAATTACAATAGTGGATTACATGAGAATGAAATCATTGGTTGTAATTACCATAATGGTGATATAGAACAAATTGATTTAATGGATAAAGACTTTGATTTGATATACCATTTTGCAGCATTAAGTAGAATTCAACCCTCATTTAACAATCCATCTGAAACGTTTAGAGTTAATGTGTTAGGTACACAACTTGTTTGTGATTTTGCTAAAAAAATTAATAGTAAAGTTATCTACTCAGGTTCATCATCTCGTTGGCACAATCCACATATATCACCATATGCATGTTATAAACATATGGGTGAGGAGATATGTAAAATGTATAAAGAGGTTTATAAATTAAACATAGAAATTGCTAGATTTTATAATGTGTATGGTCCAAATGAAATTATGGATGGTGATTGGGCTGCGGTTATTGGACTGTGGAGAAGACAAATTAGAGATGGTCAACCAATAACAATTGTAGGTGATGGTGAACAACGTAGAGATTTCACTCACATAGATGATATTGTTGATGGGTTATATAAACTTGGATTTACTAATGAGAAACACGAAGACGGTTGGGAATTTGGTACTGGATTTAATTATTCCATTAATGAAATTTCCCGTATGTTGGTGGATAGGTTTGGGTGTGAGGTAAAATATATTCCCAATCAAAAAGGTAACTACCAAGAAACTTTAAGAGAGAATGATGATGCATTAAATAAATTAAATTGGAAACCTCAAGATAGATTAAAACAATATATTAATAGTTTATGAAAATAAGTTACGCAATAACAGTTTGTAATGAACTGGACGAGATAAAGAGATTAGTTCCGTTCCTATTAGAACACAAGAGAATTCATGACGAGATAGTAATATTATATGATGAAAATAATGGTAATAAAGAAATATTAGATTTCTTATTACCATATAATATCAAACCAAATGTACAAACTTGGAGAAGTATTGATTGGAACAACAACTTTGCCGATTGGAAGAATAAATTAAATGATTACTGTACTGGTGATTACATTTATCAAATTGATGCTGATGAAATGATTAGTGAGTACATGGTTAAAAATCTTCATGAAATATTAGAATTAAATCCCAACGTTGATTTAATATTTGTACCAAGAATCAATACTGTTTCAGGTATCACATATGAACATGTTGTTAAGTGGGGTTGGAATCTGAATGAAAAGGGATATGTTAATTTTCCAGATAGACAAGGGAGAATTTACAAGAAAGGTATGAGTTGGTATAATAGAGTACACGAAAGGATTATTGGTGGTAGTAAATTTGCGTCGTTACCTGATGATGAAGAATATTGTATTCAACACCATAAAACAATTGAACGTCAAGAAAAACAAAATAAATTTTACGGTAGTATATGAAAGACAAATATATAGAAAAAGTACTTAGACACGGATCAGCTTGGGTAGGACATGGTTCATTTGCAATGAAATTAGTTGAAACTTACAATCCAAAAGTTGTTGTTGATTTAGGAGTTGATTATGGATACTCCACTTTTTGTTTTGCATACCCCAAAATTGGTGAGGTTTATGGTGTGGATTGGTTTCAAGGAGATATTCATGCGGGACACAGAAACACTTATGATTTAGTTATTGAAATGTATCATGAAATTAAAGAGGAATATGGTATTAACAATGTGGAATTCATAAAAGGAGATTTTAATGATGTTGCAAAAACATGGGATAAAAAAATTGATATATTACATGTTGATGGATTACATACATATGATGCTGTTAAAAATGATTACGAAACTTGGTCTAAATTTTGTCATGACGATTCAATTATTTTATTTCACGATACACTTTCTTTTGCTGACTCCGTTGGTAAATTCTTTAATGAATTAGATGGTTTTAAACTAAATAAAACTGATTGGTATGGTTTAGGTATTTTAACAAAATCGGAAAATATTTTTAATGAGATTTCAACATGGATATAAGTTTTGTGTTAGCTGTTTATAATAGATTAGAATTAACAAAAGAATGTTATAGTAGGTTACGTAAAATCTATCCGAGTGCACCGTTAGTGATTAGTAGTGGTGGTTCATCTGATGGAACTAAAGAATGGTTAGAATCTTTGGATGATGATAACCTTTCATATATTCATGATGATGAGAGATTGACGTTTTCAGACAATTACAATTCAGGTATAAAACTTGTTGATACTGAAAAATTAGTTCTTATACATAATGACATGGTAATTGGTGAAGGATTTTTAGAATCAATTGAAAGATTACTTACTCCTGATATGTTATTATCATACACCACAATTGAACCTCCAATATTTGAGGGTCATAAAAGGCCAGGTAAAGTAATATTAGACTTAGGTTCCAATTTTTTGGATTTTGATGACCATAAGTTTAATGAATATGTTCAGCAATGGAAAGATAGTGATACCCTATATTCAGGAGCAGTTTTCTTTATGAGTGGTTATAAAAAAATGTTTGAGGATGTGGGGGGATTTGATGGATTTAGTTTTAAACCATGTTTTTGTGAAGATGACGATTTTTTAATTAGAGCAAAACTTAAAGGTTATAAGTTAATGACTTGTGAAAGTGCAATCACTTATCATTTTGTTTCACAAACTTCAAGGTTCAATGATGAGATTAAAAATGATAGACATAAAATTGAATTCAACTCTAATAAAAATTTTATTAGAAAATGGGGTGTTCCAATCAAATCGTTTAATGAGTTAAGATATTGGGAAGATTCTGTATTTAAATTTGAAACTTTTAACATGAGTTTAATCACTCGTAATAAAAATAGGTTAGGTCAATTAGAACCTTTTTTTGATAAGATTTTTGTTGGTGACATTCCAATAGAATATATTAATGAAGAACAACCTAACACGAATTACGATTTAAAATCAAAATTCACGTTTGTTAACATATCTGATGTATTGATATATGAAATAAATGAGTTTACCGACCAAGACATATACACCCTCTATACGTTACGATTGTCCATTCCACATTATGAACCAGGTGAGTATGAGATTGGTAATATGAAAATCGTTATAAAGAAAGATTTTCAGACTCCGAAAGCGTAATTACCAATGTGTTTAATATCTTTACTTAATACGGTGTCGATATAAACATCGTACCCTAACTTCCTAAGTTTAGCAAGAAGATTAAAATCTTCACCATACCAATCTTGACTGTCCTCTTTATATGTGAACTCAAAGTATGGTTTAATTAATTTACTGAACACATTTGTTTTCATTAACATACATCCCATACCAACTCCTTCGACTTTAACAAGTCCATCTATCTTATCTAATGGTAACCATGTATCCCAATCACTTACGTCCGTGTATGCGACCGTTTTATCTCCTTTGGTACGTTTCATATAGTTACATGCAATGATGTCCTTATTGTGTTCTAAAAGACGTAATGCGGTGGTTGATGGGAACATCATATCACTATCTAACCACAACACATAGTCAGATTTAACTTCTTTAGCTTTCTCTATTAATTTTTCCCTTTGGTTTAATAGAATTGTACTTGAATCGTAAAACAAATAAGTATCAATCCCCATTTCTGATGTTGTCTTCATTAATTGAGCTAAACAATATGAAAAGTGTGCGTGTACCATGTCTCTTGTTGGTACTAAAATTGATAATTTGCAAGTTTTACCGTCCCATATGGAACTGTTATAGAATGATTTACTCATAGTCCTGGAATGTCGTTTGAAATGTCATCTGATTGATGTGTAACTTCTCTACCTAATTTAACCAACTCTTCAATTCGTTTCATAACAAATTGAAAATCTTTAATAGGGAAGTTGCTGATTATTGTGTATGTACCTCTTGAAAAGGAATCGGTTAAAAGAATATCAATTGCACCAATTCGAGCCCATTTTTCAATAAGAGCCCATCTTGATATTGTTTCGTCATTGTTAAGAATACCTTTCAAGGTATCTTGATTATACTGATTATATATTTCTAATAAGATTTGTAACTCTTCTCTTTTAGATTTTAAGAAGATAGATAGGAATTTTAACCGTTTAATACGTTTAACAAAGGGCACTAGTTTGTCTTTATCAAACCCGATACCATTCCATTTAATGTAATATAGTTCGTATTTACTTGGGAAATTTTTATAATTAATATCCATAATCTGATATTAATATAAATAAAAAAATTGAAAATGTAAAATTAATATGTGAATGAAGACGACATTCCACCAAAATCGGTACCTTCTTGTGTTGTACCTGAAGCCGCAATGTTTGTGTTTTGTGCTATTGAACCCGATAATTTAGAACGATTTGCACCTAAGGTTGAGTTTAGACCAACGTTTGTTGCTGCCAGACCCATTGCTCCCGCAATTCTGCCCATACTTATTTCAGTTCCCGTTGCTGGTATAACACTAACTAAAGCCATTTCTTATTTAAATTATATTTTATAAATACCTACCATATTTTTTTATCAACATGGTAGGTGTTATATTCTTCTATTATTTTATTTTGGCCTCAAGTGCCTCAACTCTCTCTAACAATTCTTTATTTGTTTGAATTAATAAAGCAACCAATTTTTCATATTTAACGGCTTTATAACCATTTTCTCTTGTTGTTACAATTTCAGGTAAAACTTTCTCAACTTCTTGAGCGATTACACCTATGTCGTGACCTTCATTATCATGAACTCCTTCCATTGGAATCCAATCAAAATAATAACCATTGATTTGTTTTAATATATCTAAAGAATCTGAGATTGTCAACACATTTTCCTTTAATCTTTCATCCGAACTCGCATATGCGATGATATCGTTTGATGCTTTGATTAAACCGACAGTTGCCGATGTTGTTACACCACCCACCATTAAAGATCCTGTTAGTGTTGTTGTACCCGCATTTAATGTTACAGCTCCGTTTACAGTTAAACTTGTTAATGTACCGACACTTGTAATTGCACCTTGTGCTGCGGTTGTAACTGTTCCCGCCGTTGTTGCGGTTGAAGCGTTACCACTTAATGCAGCTGTAATTGTACCAGCACTAAAGTTACCACTTGCATCTCTTGCAACAATTGCTGAAACCGTATTTGCTGATGTTGCGGTTGTGGCTGAGTTACTTACTTTACCTGCGGTACTAATTGTTGCCAATTTAGTATCAACAATTGCTGCCGAAGCGTTAATATCTCCGTTTACAATTGTACCATCAACAATCATATCACTTGTTACAACTCCTGATGCTATCGTTGTTGCATTACCAACTGAAGTTACATTACCCGTTAAATTTGCGTTTGTTGTTACTGTTGATGCGTTACCTGTTAAAGCTCCTACGAATGCTGTTGAAGTTACCGATGTTAAACCTGCTAATGTTGTTGAACTTGCACCCAACGCAATTGCTGTTGTACCGATTGTAGTTGAACTATTTGTTAATTTAGCATTTGCAACAGATGCCGCGACTAATTGTGAACCATCTATTGTTTTATTAGTAAGTGTTTGTGTTCCACTAATAGTTGCAATTTCAAGTTCAGATCCTAAAGGACCTGCTATCCACTTATCAGTTGTTGTGTTCCATAATAATGAACCTGATACTAATGATGCTGCGGTTGCGTCTCTAACAACTATACCACCATTCGCAGCTCCCGAACCATTTAATGATATAATATTATCACCAATTTCAACGGTTGTTGAGTTGACTGTTGTAGATGTACCTGATACAACCAAATTACCACCAATAGTAACTGTTGTTCCGTCATCAGTTATTGATGAGTCACCCACAGTTGATGAGGAAGTAAATTTAACTACCTTATTGTTAGTACCTGAAGTTGTAATTGAAGTACCCGAACTTCCTGATGTTCCTGATGAACCATTCGATCCACTAGAACCTGATGTTCCTGAAGAACCGTTAGAACCTGAGCTTCCACTTGTTCCTGAAGAACCGTTAGAACCTGAAGAACCTGAAGTTCCTGAAGTTCCTGAAGAACCACTAGAACCTGATGTTCCTGATGAACCGTTAGAACCACTAGAACCTGATGTTCCTGATGAACCGTTAGAACCACTAGAACCTGATGTACCAGCCGTTCCTGAAGAACCACTTGAACCTGAGGTACCCGCTGTTCCTGATGAACCTGATGAACCAGCCGTTCCTGAAGAACCACTAGAACCACTAGAACCACTTGTTCCAGAAGAACCACTAGAACCACTTGAACCTGAAGTTCCCGCCGTCCCTGAAGAACCACTAGAACCTGATGAACCAGCTGTTCCTGAAGAACCACTAGAACCTGATGTACCAGCCGTTCCTGAAGAACCACTAGAACCACTAGAACCTGAAGTTCCTGAAGTTTGTGAAGTATATGTTTGTCCGTTTAATTTTAAATCACCAAGGATATTAACGGAACCCGTAAAATTATGAAAGTCTAATGAATCGTTACCAAAGGTGTTTGATCCACTTAATGTAGACTCTGTCACATAATAAACAGAAGAACTCACAATATATTGTTGAGCTGTTAAATTTCCGGTAACAGATACATCACCGTTTATTGTTTGGTTTCCCTGAAAGGTATTGGAACCCGTGGTTGCTCCACCAGCAACGGAACCTTGTATGGTTGCGTTAAGTGTACCACCAACGGTTAAACCACCTGTTATTGTTGCTGAACCCGATACCACTAAGGAACCGGTTACGACTGGATCAAATATATTCATATCTTATATTGTATTATACAACAATAAATACTTCAATATTTTTATTTAGGACAAAGAAATTTAAAATAATATAAAATTTATTTTGTCGATTACACTTTTTGATGTTATATTTTTAGAACATTCAAATTCTCTCTCTGTTCCTTTGTGAATTGGACACCAATTCCAATCTCCTGGGTTGAATTCATGTGTTGACCAACAACCATGACAAACGTCTTCATTGATGATACGTGACACCCCACCCTCTAAAGGTTCTAAATCAATATCAGTAAATCCTGAAATTATTACTGTAGGGGTATCGGTAGCCCAAGATAACCAACTTAATCCACTGCTTATTCCAATGAATAATTCAGATTCTTGTAGTGTTTTCATAATTGTTTCTAAAGACCCAACAGGTTGTTGTGTGACCCCTTTTGGGTTTATATTACCCATGTACCCATCTTCTTCTTTTGATAACAATCTTACCTCATATCCTTTTAATATTAAATAATCAACAACTTCTTGCCAACCAAGTGGATTGTTCCAATATTTTGCCTGTGCAGTTGAGTGTATGGCTATACAAACCCTTTTTTGTTTTTTAACTTTAAATTTCTTTAATTTTGGTTTTTTCTCTACATATTTTAATCCTAAAATATCAGAAGGTATTTTTAATAGTGGTAAACTTTTTGGGTCGTATGGGTGATATGCCAAATCAATCTCCCTATTTTGTTCATTTCCTTTATAAAAAACACCCAATCTATATAATGCGTTTATGTTTGAAACACTAGAACCTGGTTCAACAAATTCAATGTCAGGATATTGGTCCTTAAATAAGTAATTGTGGAAAGTAGAACAAATAACCCTCACCTCTTTATCTAT